CACTTCGGACAGGTCGGGTAGTGCTCGGTCATCTACATGAGGTCATAGCCGTTCTCGGTCATCTGGTTTTCGCGCGCTGTATTGCCCGCCTCTTTAGTCGTCGTGCGGGCCACCATCTGCGCGTAGGCATCAATCGGGACCTGCCGGGCTTTGCTTCCCTCCCCATACTGCACGGTCATGAAACCCTGTTCCTGCAATTTCCTAATCATGGAATTGCGCATGTCCTGTACTGTCCCACCGCTCGCCATCTTGGTAGCTGTCTGCTCCAGGCCCACGGCCCGTAGCGCGTCGTCCCGGGCAACGTCAACGTATCGCTGTACCTGACGGCCCGCCTCAATTAAAGCACTCCCTATGTTGTGCTGCATCTCACGGGCTAAGTCATGTATAGCGTCGCGGTGTAGAACGGCGAAGCTCTCAGGGCGACGCATTATCAGGTTATTCCGCTTGAAGTAAGCATAGGTTTCCTCAAGCCCCTTGACGTATTGCGCTGGAATCTCTGTATCCACAAAAACGCCTGTGGCCGCTTGCATCATGGCGATTTCGCGTTCAAGTGATTGCAGGACGGTATTGGCCCACGTCTTCGTGCCGGCACCGTTGGAATTTACAATCAGATCAAACAACCGGTTGCGCGCTTCGGTGAAGACCCGGCCCAGGACATTGATATTGTCAACCGCCATTATCCACTATCCTCCTCCGCAGGCGCCTCGCGGGCACCTGCGTCAAACCCGGTGAAGATTGGCGCCCGCCCGGCAGTCTCAACGCGCATCTGTTCAAGCTCGCTTTCGACGTCCTCCGGAGACATATCATCCAGGCGCTGTATGGCAGTATATTGGCTGATCGTCGGCTGCCCTCCAGTGCGCATATTCATGATCTGCACCTCCTCCAATTCATCATCCGGTAAGCCGTCGTTCCACTTGATGGTGATTTCTTCCGGCTGGACCTCCACGCCATACAGGGAAACGCCTGCGGAGATAAGCCGCTTGAGCACGAGATCGAGCCCAAAGGCAATGCGGCGCGCCTTCGCGAGCGGTGAAATCATGAGCCTTCGTAATGCGCTGCCGCTGGGGACCGCCCCGGCTTTGTTACTCATATCACCAAACAGGGCCGCGCCCATCTCGGATATGCTATAGAGCTGGTTCGTTAGCACCTCGATTTGCTTGAATGCCGCGTCAAGCGATCCATCCCAGGTGACATATTCAAGCGATGGATCGTCTTTGTTCTCACGCGGAAAGTAGTTGGAAAGGCGAAGCCGCCACTGATCAGTAACCTGGTCACGCTCTAACGCCGACGCCGGGCCGGTCATGTTTGGGTCAGCGTGTTTATCCAGCACACGGCTAACCTGCGCGACGCGTATGATCAATTCAGATACTAGGCTGTCGATGCTATCGTAGTCGTCTAGCCCGAAAACTCTATCGGAGGTCTGCACGTTCGATAGTACAAATACCGGACAGGAAGTAAGACCGGTTTCAAGCTTATCTGCATTTGCCCCGCCCTTCGAAAGCACCTCTTTACCAATACGCCAGCCGCCGGGCGGGCCATCCAGCTGGTAGAGGTGCTTTTCGCACTCTCCAGGGGCTTCGACTTTATGGATCTCCACGGTAAGGCGATATTCGTTCCTTGTTTCATCATAGAGCCAGTCATGCGCAAGAACATGATACTGCACTTCATCAATGCTTATCGGGTTCACGACAGGGAACCAGGGGCGCGGCGGCACAATCTTTACGACAGGGCGTGCGCTTGCGTTCTCCTTACCGAGCAAAAGCAGGGAGTTTCCATACCTGGACAGATCGATCACGCCGGAGTATACCTTGCGGAGCAAGCCTGTTTCTAGCAGAAAGCGGTCAACCGCCTGCTGCCTCTTCGTGTCTACAGTGCCAGCACGCGCGGATGTGTCGGGAACCGTAATACTTGGCGTCTCCCCTACAACCAGATCAGCCATTTTTAGCGACATAAGCCGCTGAAAGCTGAGTATCACAGGGTAATTTATAACTCCGCTGAAGTTTCCGATCACGCGGTCGATGCGCCGAAGCTGCTGTCTATACACCTCCACGTGTTTGTTCTCGAACAATTTCTTGTTGGCGGCATACGTGTCTAGTCGCTCTTTTTCACTTGGAGGAGGCCACGGCTTCCCGCGCTCCAAGAAATTCAAATTGGTCAGCATGTGTTAAACCCTCACATTACGATATACTCCGGCAGTGTCCTTGTGCACGACGGTATTGACAAAATAACGAATATCGTCCATTGCGTGATCATTCTCCTTGATCGGCGCGTCCTTGCCCGCGTCTTCATCCCACCGATACGCGCCGAACTCTGCAATCGTATTTGTACAGCACTCGTTCACTTTAATCTTACCAGCGGCAAACGCCTCCGCCGTTCGACGTATGCCGTTCATCACATCGTTGTCTGCCGGTACCGAGCGGTACTTTCCGGCGCGCCGTATGCAGGTAATAAAACTCGCCGCTGATGGATCAATAATGATTGCGTCAACGGGCAGGCCTCCAATGAAGCTATCCAGGGCCGTGTAGTATTCGCCGTCGGTCAACTGCCGTGCCTTTTTTCTGCTGTCCCAGTAGTATTCGCGCAGGCGGTACCATACGCCGCCGGAATAGCCCCACAGTCCTGCCGAAAACGGGTTGACCGTGCCGTAGTCCACCGAGACGAAATAACGTGTATATCGACGCTGCGGTCCCTCTGGGACTACGCCTTCACCATTGGCCTGCGCCAGATAGATAAGACCCTCCGCAAGTACCCAGCGGCCAAGAATGAAGCGGTCGTAGAATACGCCGCGGTGCAGCAACTTTTGCCGCTCGACGAATTCCGGATCAAGAAACGTGTTATCCTCAATCAAAAATTCCAGGTATAACAAATCCAGCTCGTCACGGCGCTCCAAGTATTGAGCCCAAAGCCAGTGTTTCGGGCTGTCCGGGTTTGTCGTAGCGAAGAGCTTTGCCTTGGGCACGGACAGACGCGTAAGCAGCATCTCAAAAAAATCATGCGTAAACTGTGTGAGTTCGTCGCAGTATGCCCCGTGTAGCGTCATTCCCCTAATCTTGCTTTCACTGCGGGCGTCATTGCAGCCCTCCAAATAAATGAGCCGCCCAAACAGACGGCCCTCTTTTCGGCTGAGGTTATACGTGAAATTCTTTGCGCCAACCTGTTCCTGTAACAGATCAAGACAATTCCGCCGCAAACTGGTTATGGTCTTGGCCGTCATTAGATAATTTCCGTCTTTTGGCATCGACGCAACCCAAAACGCCCACAACACCAGGCTGATCCACGTTTTTCCGCTGCGCACAGAGCCGGACAGGATATTGAGATATCGTAACTCGCCGCGGCACCATATTCGCAGTAGTTCAAGCTGCTTAGGGGTATACACGTCATTCATTGGCATACATCCCCGCAATCAGCTTGTCGAGCTTGCCGTTATCCGTGGCCGCGCCGCCAAGCATCCCCGCCAAGTCCTCCAGTGCTTTCAGCTTATCGCCCATCTTGACCTCAATGCCTGACTGCGTTTTCTTTATCCCAACAATCGCGCCGCGCTTTTCAGCCGGCACATCCGTTCTAATAACGACTTGCTGCGAAATAACGCCGTCGAATTCAGCCTCATCGACATAGACGTAGTCATTTATGTCATAAAACGCCGTCTTCGCAAGCTCGGACACGATACGCTCCTGGGTCACGAACGTGGCGTCTAAGAGCTCTTTCTGGCGCTCACTAATTTTTTCCCGAACACCAACTTTTCTCAATAGGTCGTAGCCCTTCGCGGCGGCAGTCTTTTCGCTATATCCAGCCCGTATGGCTGCCTGCGTAGCGTTGTAGTCTGTCGGGTATTCCATTGCAAAACGCAGCTGCCGGTCGTTTAGGTTGTCGCTCACATCACCACCTACTTCAAGATAAATGCGCAGCGCCCCGGCGGGGTAACCGAAGCGCTGCAATATTGGAAGAGCCCACCATGAAGCCCGTCTGAGAACTTTTCACAATGACATTTTACCATACTTTCAGGTACTTTTCAAGTCTTCTTGAAAAGTCAGTACTTTTTACGTAATAAGTACTTTTTTAGCAATAAGTTTCAATCCTTGGCCGTGCACGTTTTTCACGTGCTGCACCGAATACTGCAACCGAAGCGCTACCCGATTGAATTGAAGCCCGTCTATATATCTCGCCTTGAAAATTTTCCGCTGCGATTCTGTGTCAAGGTAGACAAGGTAATGGCCCCATACATGATCTATCCGCGCCCGCATCTCCTCCTCCAGATCGACAACGCGGCAGGCAGCACGGGAAACGGGGTCGCCCTTCTGACCCTCGCGCCCAATCGAGGAAGCCTCACCACGCGCATTTCCGGCCCGAACACTAGCGATTTCATCGCGGTACGCCTTGATTACCTTCATCTCGAATTGTAGCTCTTTCTTGATGCTCTCTGCCGTCATAGTGCTCCCTCCTCAGCAAATAATTTTTTCTGGCATCGGCGTTTGCGAAGAACGGTCCTTGGTATCCAGTGCTTACACTACAAAT